TCGAAAGCGTCTTGGTACTTATAGATAAGACCAAGTGTCTCCTGAACCTGAGCAACCTTGCCCTTTAATCCGCTCGTATGCTTGAGCGAAATCTTGGCAGGCGCGCTACGGACAACTCGGCGAATCTGGTTGGTGCAGGCAAGACGGACAGGAGTGACGCCGACATTAAAAGCGGTCGAACCGTCATGGGAGTTAGAAGCGAAAAGATACATCTGGGTTGAATCGTTAGCAATAGTGACGGTGCTTGGCATTTCGATAGAAACATAAGTGCGCTTGCCGCCAGCCAAAGTGCCGACAGAATCGAAATTAGCACCCGACTCATCTACGAGCAGGTTAAGAAAATCGAAGGCTTCGACATCTTGAATAGGAACATAACGCTTGCCGACTACACCAAGAGGAACAAGGTCTGTCGCGGTTTGGCGGTAGGTCATAAACTTGTCTGGTACAGAAATGGTGGAAACGCCTTCTTCGGTCATCACGGTGGCGTTTACGGCGTAATCTGACACCTTTACTTCGCCGTCAAGACCCGCGATATGGAGCGCCTCCTTAATGGTGCTTGCTGACTGGGCGCGAGCGCCAAGACGGTACTGCGGTGCTACGCGATTTGCTGGTTTTACTAGCATGATTTGCCTTTCGGTTAAAAAGAATCCCCTGCGGATTCTTTAGTGCCTACCGAGGGAATCGAACCCTCGCAAGTTCCAAAGTAGGCGATTACTGCTAGATACGAGAAACGAGCAACCAGCCCATTTCCTCTACACGCCAAGTGTGAACTGCTTTGCTTCCAGAATGGTAAAGTTGGATTTCATCACCAACGCTGAGAGCGGTATGAGTACGGCGTGGGTCAAGAAGTGGCTCAATAGTTCTCCAGAGGACACCCTCGTAGCGATTGGTATTTGAGTAAAGCGAGTTAAGCAGCCAGAGCGTATGCTCTTCGTTGGAATAGTCGTGAGGCAAAACGAAACTTACAGAAGAAACAATTCTGCCCTTTTCTGCTGCCGTAGCAGCAAAGGCTTTCCAAGTAATAGTAACGGTGGTAGAAACCAACGAGTTTAACTGGTTTTCTGAGATAGTTGCTTGAGACATTTGCCACTCCTTATTTTCTAGACGACCCGTTGCCGTCTTCATGCTTTTATTTTAGGATAAAATACTTAGCAGGACAACCAAGTTTTAAGAAAAAGTTTTAATTTTTTTGGCAGCCCAAATCATGTCCTCTACGAGCGCCCACTCATCCGCTTCGGCTGCTCGCCAAATTGGTGCAAGTGTCTCGAAATCAAGTTCGGTGGTATCCACCTCTGCTATGCGCGCCATTTCTTTGACGCGCATAATCTTCTTTCCGCGATTGCAATTGGGAGTCATTATGCCTCCACAAAACGCTCAAAGGAAAAACCTTTAACATCGTCATAGCAGGTATGGCAGTATGGAAACTTCTGTCCATCCATGCCTTCGACAAGTTTAAAGAAGTCAGTATCGCCACACGCGCAGCGTGGAGTGTCTCCTGTCTTGATAATTGTCTCAAAAGCAAAGAGCGCCATATCGCCATTCTTGTAAGTAGCAAGAATGAATGAACCTTTTTCGCCGTAAGCAGCGATGTGGTAACGGCAAGAGTTCCAGACATTTTCTTCGATAGTAGAGTAAAGAATCGCCTCTTGGTAAAACTTATTGCTGGCGTTCTTGTACCACTTGATAATGCTTTCACCCTGAGTAATTGTAACGGTTGAGACGGTTGAAACCAACGATTCGCGTTGGTTAGATGACTTGAACATTTCCTACCCCTTTGCCTAGTTAGACGACCGAGCGCCGTCTATGCTTAAATTTTAGGATAGAAGTGTTACAAAACCAACCAATCTGACCAACTATTTTCGTTAAGGGTAGAATCCCGCTATGACCTACATCTTCGTTTCCCTCGGTGCTTTGACGGTTGGAATAGATAGTGACGCCAACTATCCTGACGCAATAGATGACATTACTAATCGCACTAAAAGCCTGCTTAACGAGGCTTTGGAAATGTGCAAGGAGAAAGGTTTAGACCCGTTGGCTGAGTACGCAACGGTTCCAGATTTTGACGATTACGATGACGAGGACGAGGATTAGTTGCCCCCGCTTTTCGCGTATGTCTACGAGTTTTCTGAATGTCGCAATCCCGAAGATGGAATTGACGACTCAGTTCTCGATTTAATCTAGCCAGACTTTATACTCGGCGGTAACCCGACCTTTATCGGGGTCTATGAAATGGAGTCTCTGTGAAGGAATGGCTGAAGCGGCTAGCAAGTCTCGTGCGTAGCGGTTATCTGACTCCGTCGAACCAGTTTGGTAGACACTTCCGAGTCCATTAGCCATCGGCCAGCAAGCGTGAGTGTGATAGTGACCGACATAGACATCTCTAAATTCCCAAGGGTAAGCACCTGAGCGCCAACGGTTAGCGTGTTGGACGATAGCGGTAGGAGAGGCAAATCCATTACGCCCCACTTCGTCACCATGAATAAGAAGTGCGCGATAGTTTCCTACTTGGACTCTCTGGACATCCTCTGGGCAATCTTCCCAAGTTAAACGCTTTTCATTTTCGAGCAACTGACGCGCTAACTCGTAGCACATTCTGTCGATGTTGTCGTTCTTAGGAACATCTGCTCTCTTGCTACCAATTCTTCCATGGTTGCCCCACTCGGCAACGACAGTTACTTTTTCGTAGATAGATAGCGCCCGCCGTACTGTCTCAACGATTAAGCGCGAGACATTTACATACTGACCAAAGATAGTTGCATCTACTTCGTGAAGTTGAGCGGGATAGTTAAAAAGACCTTCCACCATATCGCCACCAAAAAGAATGACCACATCTTTGACGGGATGGTGAGTGCGTTGGATGTCAGTAATCTTTTCTGCTTTATCCACAAAACCAAAAACGCGTTTCCGCATGACTTCGGAGTTATAGGAAGAAGTCATTTTTGACCCTTGCCAGTCGGTCATGTGCCAAAGAGCCACCTCTGCCGCTTTTTTGCGGGTGTCTAACTTAGGCGGAGTAATAGCGGGAATAGCACCAAGAGCCAAAGTAGCGTCACGCGCTGCTTGGATAGTTGCCTCAACTAATTCGTTAGTGCGTTGCTTGGCTTCCAGTAATTGCTTTTGAGTGCGAACAAGCGCTCTCCGCAATTCTGTGACATCTTGTGATTCGATTTCTGGTGGCAACTCGCTTAAGCGTTTATCAAGAGTCATTACGGAACTTCACCATGTCGAGAGCGTGGGTTGTGTAACCCAATTTATCGTTCCATGAATCTAGATGGTCAGGGTTGGCAATACACCGCACCGACTTAAATGCGTCCATCATTAACGCAACTTGGTAAGCAGGAATGTCATGGGTGAGATTAAGCATTGCGCCCCAGATACGACCAATCATGCGAAAATTAGGAAGCGGGTCGCCGTATTCTTCTTGACGGTTTTCCAAAATCTTTTTTACTTGGTCGGACATTTGCAATTCCCCTGCCTATGAGTATTGAAATTATTATCGCTGGTTCGGTAACCTTCTTGGCGAAGTGCCAAAACAAGAGCGTGAGTAGAGACACCGCTTGCGATGGCGTCTAGTAGGGTTTTTTTATCCCCTTCGGATAGTTTCTCAATAAGCAAACCAACCGCGCAAAGATTGCTTTCTTTTTTTACATGAGCCTGAATTGCGTCTGATAAAGCCATAAAAGAAATGTAGCAGTAAAGACTTAAAGATGGAAGTTAAGAAACCACCTGATTATTGACATACGGAGTCACGATATGCGACTCGGGCTGGACATCTGGGCGGCTGGTTGGGTTATGGGGAACGCAACCCCCGCCGATAAAACTTGGCAGGACATACATAAGCACTTTTTTAATATCAGTAGAAAATCCCGTAGCGCCCCATGTGGTCATGGCAGTACCAGCGGCAAGCGTCAGCGCCTTAGGGTCGGTTACATGGAAACGAATCATGGCAGTTCTTTCATAAGTAAATTATAGGTTGTCTGGTTCATAGCCCCTTGGACGAGGTTGTGAGCCTTCTGGAAGGCTTTTAAGGCGCTTTGGTCACCCGTTGTCCAAGCACTATTTTCGGCGACCGCAGGGAGCAATCCAGCCTTAAAAAGAGCCTTCTCTACGGCAAGGGTCGAGGCACTTTTCGCCTTAGGCACGAAATCACTAGCCTTCCACGCGGGAGCACTAAAAGTTGTAGTTACTTTAGTTGTCGTGGGGGTTGTCTGATGAGTAGCCGCAACCCCGCCTGCCCCAAGGGCAGTCGCACCCGCGACTCCACCCGCCACTAACTTATTGGTTCCCAAGGATTGCGCTGGCTTAACTACCGTTTCATAGTTAGGTCTGACTATGGCTAAGACATAAAGATATGCCCTATGACGCATATAGACACCATGCCCGTCATACTGGCTAACGTCCGTCATGTGCTCAGGACCCGTATTGCCTTCTATCGTAGTAATACCATCACGGCTAGCAGCAACGACAATACCTACATGGTCAGCCTGTCCATTACCTGCCCACGAAAAGAAAACTAAATCTCCCGCTTGTCCCGAATACTTAGGAACGACTTGCCCTTTCTGCTGGAACCAAGTCAAACCAGCAGGGCAATAGGAAAACCCTTTAGGCGTCTGAGCGGCGACTAAATTGGAAAGATTATTCTGGGCAAATACCCAAGAGACGAACATGGCGCACCAAGGCTCATTAGAAATCCCGTACCAATCCCCGTAAGGATTCGCGTCAGTAGCACCACCGTAAAAACCTGTCTGTTTTTGTGCAGTAGTAACGATATCTAACGCGGTTGCCATTCTTGCCCCAATCTATATAGAAAACCCCTACGACCTGAGTTGCGGCAGGGTAGGGGTTTTCGGCAGCGAAATTACTTAGGTGTGTCTGCCTTAGCGACCTTCTGTGCTTCAGCCAAAGCAGCGTCTACGGCTGGTGCTACCAAAGTGGTAGGAGCGCCCGTGACGGATGAAATTTGGTTAATAAGTGACTTGGGATTGACCTTTGCCAAGATAGGTACGAGCAAGCCACCGACAAGACCGCCGACAACGATTTCTTTAATATTGCGGTGGTTGAGTTGGTAGGTTGCGTATCCAGCAGCGATAATGCCGTAGCCGTAATGCTCAATAAGCGCCTTCTGGGTTGCCGAAATCTTAATCTTTAGTGCCATCTTTATCCTTCTTTCCAATAAGGGAACGAACATACTTTTCCGCCTCATAGTCAGAGGCAGAAGCGTGGTGGATACCACCGACTCCCCTATGGTGCTTTTCGCATAACCACATGAGATTCGCTGCTGATTCTACCCAAGCGCCGACTTCGTTAGGGTCAGAGACTCCAGGATAATCCACTTCCAGCCACTTTAAGTCTACTCCGTTCTGGAGCGAAAATTCGATATGAGCGTGGTGGAGTTCTAGTCCTCCGCCACATTCCGATTCATCATTGCGATGAGCGCCAATAGCGCACCGTGCGGTGTTTTTGGTTCTGTTACGGAAGGCGTTGAAATCTTTGTAGTTCGGGTCGCTCTCACGCGGCTCATGCGGCGGATAGTGGACGACATAGGAGTTCGTGATGGCTTGGTCATGCGCGTCCATTAGATATCGAGTTTAGTTTTGATAATCGCTTGGTTTACTTGGAGTTCGTGCAAAGCCGCGTCTTGACGGTTTAGTTGGTCTTTCATTGACCCGCCACCGTTTTCGTATAACTGGTATTCAATTTTGTCCAACCGCTTATCCATTTTGCGGAACATTCGGTTAATGTAAAAGAAAGGTGCGCCGATTATTACTACACTTTCTAAAGCCGCCCAAATACCGTTACTGATAGTTGAGGCGTTGTTCCAAAATAACATAGTTGCGCCCTTTCGGGTTATATTGGGTTAGACCCAAGTTATGGTGCGGACAGTTCCATTTGCGTCAACTATCTTAGCAGTATTGCTCGTGGAGTTAATCCAGATGTCACCTTTGCGAGGATGAGCAGGGTCGGTGGCAACGACAGGAGCAGTAAAGCGATGCGAATTTTCTAACTTGCGAAGGCGCAACTTTATATCGTCAAAAACAACTTTAAGGTCGGGGGCTAAGTTTAAGTATCCCATCAGTAAGTTCCTGTCGTTAGGGTGAGAGTGATTTGCTCGGGTCCATTCTCGCCGGGCGTAACCGTTAGACCAATAATACGAAAAATTGCGTCATACCCGTTAGGAAAAAACGGGTCTTGAATACGAATCCGCGCCTCATCTGCTAGTTCATAACTTCCAAATACGGGGTCAAGATATGGCGGAGCAGAAATTTTAAGAGTAATCGGCGGGTAAGAAACGGCATTTACTTGACTTGTCGCCAATCCAGAAAGAAGTGTGGTGTCGGTGACATCTGAGTAGCTAGTAGTAGTTTCTAGTAACGCCCAACCAGCAGCAAATTTGGTGCTATCCGTTGCCGTAGCAATAAGTTCACTTTCGTTAGAACCTGCTCCTGTCGCGTAAATGGTGTTTGCCGTCTTAGACCCATCTTCAGCATAATCGTAGACAGATATGTTGCCGCCTAGTTCGAAAACTGGAATGGTCGTGGAAGTGCTGGAGTAGGTATCTCCTGACTTTGGGAAATAAGTGTTGAAAGAACGAGCAGGAGTACCCGAACCGTCATAGTAGACAGAAATCTCAAAATCAAATCCTTGTGTTTGCTTAGCTAAATCTTGGATAGCAGAAAGGACAGTTTTCATTTCATAGTTATAGTAAGTGCGCGTAACCGTTACACCAGAAACGTTAGTAGAACCTGCGTCTTGGTTATAGAGCAATCCGATATTTCCATACGGTACGCCCATCGCGTTGCTAATAAGTTGCTGAGCAATTTGGAGTTGGTCTACGGCAGTAAAAGAGACAGTTTGAGAAATAATGCGGCTTTCAAAATACGAAAGAAACTCACGGGCAGTTAGTTTAAGTAGCTGACTTTGAGAATTGTATTCACGGGAACTGATAACCCCGCCCCAAATAAGTTGCCCGTTTCTGTCTACATAGATAACGCATTTATTCGGCAGGGTTGCATTAAGGACATTAAGGCTCGCGGCATTAACTCCAGAAAGTAAAAGCTGACCCGTAAAAGTTCCAGCCGTATTTAACTGCTGCGTGAAATTAACACCAGTAAGCGGCAGTTCAGCAAGAATCGCGTTAGTTGCTAAGTCAGCAAAAAGATAACGGTAGGAAGTAGCCATACCTTTATCCTACTAGAGCAGCGACCTCATCAGCCGTTAGACCGAGAGCCGTTAGCTTAGCCTGAGCCGAAGCCTTAGCTTTAGCAATAGCCGCGTCAGCGTCAGCCTTAGCCTTAGCGTTCGCCTCATATTGTGCGGCGGCGGCTTCGCGCTCGGCGATTTCTTCGGCGGTCAGCGGGCGGCTGGTAACTTCGCCAGTCTCGCAGTTGACCTCAACGGCCATAGGTGTGTCAGTTGTCATGATTGCTCCCTTGATAGGTTAGGAATTCTTGATACCGTACAGATAAAAATTGGAATATGTTACAAAATTTCCGGATGCTGGACTTAGAGTAATTGAAGTTATTGCGCTGCTGGTACTCCATAATCCAGCCCCAAGAATTTGTGAACCATAATTACCATTATTTTCTTGAATTGTTTCAAAAGAAAAACTTTTATAATTTGAATTTGTATAATTCGGAATATAAAAAACAGCAAAACCAAAAGTGTTTGAAGTAGCGCTTGAACCATTGTCATCCCAAAGTTGATTTGATGAACCACCAGCGGAACCATATCCACCACTTCCAGCACCATATAACCATTTATATGAAAAATTAGTACTAGAACCGTTGAAAGATATGTAAGCGGTTGGATCAATTTGCGCCGATGTTTCTCTAACGCTTGCAACTAATTTCAAATCCGCATAGGTCTGAGGAATAGTTCCACCGCTGCCTAAGGTGATGGTGGCGGCCGAAGTGGTCAAAGTAGCCGATTGAATCAAAGTATAAGTGGGTAATGAGGTCATGGTTATGCCGCCGCAATTCCGTAAAGAGTAAATTGAGAACCAATTGTAAAATTTCCACCAGTTGTAGAAACTAAAATTGAAGTAATTGCTGAAGTTGATCGCCATAAATTACCAATAATATCAACTCCGCCACCACTGTCGGCGTTACTACCGCGAGAAAAAACATTTTTGAATGTAGAAGTATTGAAATAATTCATAAAATGTGTTTCGTATGTTCCAAAACTTGCGGTTGGCAATCCTGAAAGATTGGATATATTTCCACAACTATTGTTTGATTGCCGCGCTGATGAAGCGGTTGAACCATCTGCTCTCAAAATTGTATCCGAGTAATTTGAACCAAAATCTCCATTCAAATTGAAAATGATTCCGTTCCCGCCAGCCGAACCTTTAGGATTGCAAACTAAAACTAAATCAGTATAAGTTTGAGGCAAAGTTCCACCGCTACCAAAAGTTACAGTAGCAACAGCCGTTGTGAGAGTAACGGATTGGATTGGAGTATAAGTTGCGCCAGCAGTCATTTATTTCACCCCATATAATGCGAAAGAAGTTCCAGAAACAAAATTTGCCGAAGCTCCGGGAAGAATAGTAATTTGATTGATTGCGTTTGTATTCATCCATAAAACCGACCCAAAAACTAATGTTCCTGAACCATTCAAATCAAATCCACCTAATTGTTTATAAACTTTATATTTGTTTGTATTTGAGTAATCAACAAAATCATAAATCCCAACAGCAAAAACCTGTGAAAATGTACTAGCGGAAACGCTATAACCAGCATTTCCAAAGGTTTGATTGGCACCATAGTCAACGCTGATTGATGATCCGTTGCCATAAATATCATGATAAGTATAACTAGCAGAACCATCACCATTGAATTGAAATATATAACCATTTGTTGCTGCGGAACGAGTATCACGACTAATGACACGAAGTTGCAAATGAGTCCAAGTGCTTGGGATAGAAGAAAAACTAAATGACCCAGTTCCGCTAGGGGTTACTGTGGCAATCGAATAAAAGTTGCTTGCTACGGCAGAAGCGGAAAATAACCCATATCCCTGCGCCGAGGCGCTCGCTTTAGTAGTAATTAACGGAGACATAAGCTAGACCTTACGCGAATTTAGTCGCTGAGGCAAGAACGGTATAAGTAGCCGAAGCGGTCTTTAGGATAGTAAATACATAGGCGTCAATAGCCGAAGCGTCTCCGGTACTAGGAGCCGTTCCGCCTTGCCACTTAGGGCTAACTGATGAGCCGTCAATAGTAAAAGCATTTGGATAGTAGGCAGTTGAGCCGTTGGTATTGGCGACTACTACGGTAACTGTCTGCCCTGTGAGAAGAATGGAGTTAAGAGTAGTAGATGAATTACCTCGGAAGTTAAGAGCAAAGTTAGCTGTAGCAGCAGTTGTGAACCACCATGAAGTCGAAGTTACGATATCTATATTCTGAGAGCTGGCAATAGCTGAACCTGCGATATAAGCAGTTTCTAGTAATCCAGTTACAGGGGCATTAACTGCGGGGTTAATGTTGGTTGTGGTCTTGACGCGATTGTCGGTGATATTTGAGTTGGTAATCGAAGTTACGGCAGCTCCAACAGCAATAGTCGCAAGGAGAATAGAGTTAGCAGGGGTCGAAGGAGCTACGGGAGAGGAAGCGGGAGTTCCTGCGATTACTTGAAAAGCAACGTTATTAAGTGAACCTGTGTAGTAAGCGTCATTAACGGTTACCACGACGATATCTATACGAGGGTTAGAAGGGTTAGCGGTACTTACCGTTAGGGTCGTAGTAGCGTCGTTATACGCCATATATACGCCCATATTAGATTGAGTCGTACCGAGAATAGCCGCCCAACCCGAGGCTACGAGAACGGACATACCAGCAGGAGAGTTCTGGGTAACCGCTAAGTCGGTCGAGTTTATGATTCCGCTAGTTTTCCAAATTGACTGCATGGTAAGGCGGTCATTTTCTGCGGGGTGACTACCGTTTTGGAGCCAGCTTGGTGGGGTTCTTAAAGCCATTTCATCTCCTTAGATATACGCGTTGCGCCAAGTAATTGTCGCCGCCGTAGTGCCGATAAGTGTACCTGTTCCCGCTAGGAAGAATGAGTTATTACCCGGAGGGGCAGAGAACCAGTTAGAACCGCCACTAATAAGGTTACGAGCGGGGTTACCGTTAAGAGTAACAAGTTTTTGGTCAAGGTCAATGATAAGGGTATCGGTATTGGCATAAGTGCCAGAGATAGTTATGTAGGCACTTTGCGTTGAGTTACCAAGGGTTGGGTTGGTGATGGGTCCGTTAAGAGTAATGATGGGGTAAGTCGTAGCCCAACCTGCGTTAGTAACGGTTGTCGTAAGAGTGGAAGAACCACCACCATAAGAAAGGTTGTAAGTACGGTTATATTGGCGACCAAGAGGGTTACCAACGGCGAGGGTAGCCGACTGGAGAGTGTCGTCATAATAGCGAGGGTCAGGGCAGAAAAATGTGTAAACCGATTTAATGTAGCCGTAAGTGTATTCAGGGTCTACGGTTGTGATATTTCCACGCACACGCCCATTAACGCGCTGGAGTCCGCCAGCAGCAGAAAGCTGGAATTGGAGCGGAGTAGTTCCTGAGCGCTGAGGCAATAAGGCACCTTGGAGAAGGTCGAAGTTTTTATGAGCAGTATTACCGTTGCCGGGCAAGGTAAGAATTGAAATAGTGATAGTGCGACCTGAGAGGAAATCGTTACCCGAAAACATACCATCGGCATAACCGCGTGAGTCATCTTGGTTACGGATATTAGGCAACGCTTCTAAGCCGTCTACTTTGGTTACTTGGTAAGGCGAGCCAGTACCACCAAAGATAAATCCGTTAAAAGCGAAGGAATAGTATTGGAGTGAAGATACGGTAGCCATTACATACCCATCGCTGCTAGTTTGGCGGCAACGCCTATAGCGGTAGCAGGGCTAACACCTTGAGTTGTGCCGTTGCTAATTTGAGCAATAACTTGCTGACCAGTTGCTACGGGGTCTGTGAGATTGTAACCATAGATAGTTACATTAGTAGTTGCTCCCGAACCCGCTGGTGCGTTATTAGGTAGCAAAGGATTGGCATTAGCGGTCTGGGCTGGCATGGTGACAGAAGTGCTAGGTCCATAGTTAAGCGAGGCTGCTTGGTCGGCAGCGTAAGGGGTATAACTACCAACGACAGGAGTGCCACCGAGAGTAGTAATCGCCTGTGCGGTTGCTGCTATCTTGGTCTGGAGAGCGTCTAACTTAGACATAGTGCTATCTGAGATGCTTTGGATTTGCTTGTCGTATTGCTGCTGGGATGAGTTAAGCGCGTCAGTAAGAGTTTGGTGAGCCTTTTGCATAGCCAAAGTTTGCGCGTCTTGGGCGGCAGTCATGGCTTTGTTGAGAGCGTCTTGGGCTTGAGCAATTCCGTCAGATAAAGCGGTGTTATTGGCAGCAAGAGAAGTATTTAAGTCTACGGTAACTTGGGCGTAAGCCGCAGCCATTTGCTGAGTAGCAAAGTTGGTGCCGTCATTCATTTGCTGAGCAAGTGCGTCTAAACCAGTAGCAGAAGTGTTTTGGATTTGGCTATAAAGTTGCTTAATCTGGTTCTGAGTATCTGGGGTTGCTGCCAAGATTGCTTGCGACATAGCATCGCCCATTTGCGGACCTTGGTCTACGACATTCTTAATAAATTCCTGAGAGTAACCAGCAGACGCGAGCGCCCCTGCGTCAGATTGTAACTTGTTAATAGAAGTTAATTGGTTTTGGAGACTTGTAAGAAGTCCAGTAGCCGTCTGGTCGCCAGAAGCAAATAACTTACCTGCGTCAGTTGCGGTGGCATTAGCCCATGCGGTTGTCAGCACTCCAATAGATTGCTGGATAATCTGGTTGCGCTTGTCTGCTGCTTGCTGCTCTAAAGCAAGCGCTTGGTCGGCTGCTTTCTTCTGTAAGTCGGCAACGGTGGTGTCGTAAGTTTCCTGCGCTTTTTGCTTGGCGTCTAAAAACGCGGCTTGGATGTCGGCAGAAGATTGCTGGAACTTAGTTTGCGCGTCAAGGTCACGCGTATTCTTGTCTGCCATAGCCGTTTCCATCTGGCTCTGGCGGTCGGCAAGGTCTTTGTTCATCTGGTCTTGGAGAGAGATAATCTGGTCGTTGGCTTTCTTAATGGCGTCAGCCCGCTTAGTTGCGGCAGCAGCAGCCTTAGCGGCACCAGTATTAGCGCCCGAGTAATTGTCGAGGTTATAGACACTATCGTTAGTAAGAGTGCCACTATCAGAGCCACTTCCACCTAAACCTGGAATAGTGATTTTCTTATTGGCGAGAGAGTCAAGAGATGATGAATAACTATCTACTGTTTTTTTGGCGCCATTAAAGAAACTGCTGACATCATTAGTAGCCGAACCAATATCTTTAAGAGCCGCCTTAGCCGCTCCGCCTACGACAGGCAGATGAGACAAGCCTTCGAGCATTAACTTCATTGGACCCGTAACGACCTTCATCCACGCTACGACCAAATCGCCAACGATTCCAATAAGCCAACCAACGGCTTCGATACCAGCCTTGCCCACATCTATCATAATCTTGCGGAATTCTTCTGAGTGGTTCCACGCAACGATAAAGGCAGCAGCAAGTAATCCAATTCCCGTCACAATAAGCATGACAGGGTTAGCGTTCATAACAGCATTAAGAGCCGCCTGCGCTACTGCCATAGATTTAGTAGCAGCCTCTCCGCCTTCGGTTGCAAAAGTAAGAGCGGTTTGAGCAGCAGCCATGCCAGAGGTAACGGCGATATAGATAATCTGAACTGCCTTAAATGCGTTCATGGCAATTTCATACGCTTTAAAAGCAGCCATAGCGGTCAAGATAGTTCCGCCGACTATAAGAATTTCATTACCAAAAGTCTTAAAGAAACCGATAACATCCTGAATAATGGGGATAAGAACATCACCAACTTTTGCTGCCATCTTTTCGGCGTTAGCCCCAAGTACCGACATCTGACCTGCAAAGGTTTGGAGATAAGCAGCGTTCTGTCCAGAAGTCTTTTGTGCTAATTCGTCAAAGGCTTTGTTAATGGCTTGCTGCTTAGGCAAAGTAGTATCGAGAACAATACCTGCCTGACGGAAAGCAGCGCCTAATCTGCCCTGCGTAGCGCTTGCTAACTGAGTGGCTGCGTCAGCAAGGGAAATATGCTGCTGGCGAGCCACATTCATAGAAAGGTTGAGAAGTTGCTGCGCGTCATGGGTGTTATGAGTTGCGGTAACTAAAGTGCCAAGAGCGTTGGCAGTATCAGTAACTTTAAAACCTAAGTTGGTGCTATTTTCGGCAAGGTCTTGCATTTGTTTACTAGCAGCAGCGCCACCAGCGCCAGCATTTTTAAGAGCGGTGTCAAGGCGAGCGAAAGCCGTTTGGGTTTGGGTGGCTGAGTCAATAGCAAACTTACCAAAGCCAACTGCGGCAGTTGCCAAGCCAATTAGAGCGGCTTTAGCAATTAAAGATGATTTTTCGAGAGAAGAAATGCTGCCGCCAGCCTGCTCCGCTTTGGCTTGCATTACTCCTAGTTGGCTATCTACTTCCTTAAAAGAAGCAATCGCTTGGGTAACATTGGCAGTAACCGTAAATACCGCGGGGTCAAAAAACTCTGCCACTTTTACCCCTTTCCAATATGTTTACGGACAATAGTAGGGGCAACTATCTGGAATTTCTTAAATGCTGGTGACATATAAGGGAAGCGCTTACCACCCCAGTTAGCAGGCGCATACTCTCCGCCTAATTCTAGCGCACGACCGTAGACGACTCCAGGACCTATTATTGCAGAGTAAGTGCCAAATCCTTTATCGGTTTTCTGACCATGAATACTACGGCGCAAAGTACCTGTTCTATTTTGTGGTGGCTCACCGTCAGTTGCCGTTTCATAGTAACGCGTCTTTCCGCTTGTCGTGTAAGCGCGCTCACCTTTGATTTCTTCTTTGGTGAGTTGGATAAGAGTCATCATCATCTCGTCACGGGCTGCTGCCGCCCCTTGGTCAAAGGAAGTAGCAGCCTTAGTGACGCTCTGTCTTACGAGAGTTAGATTCGTATTTATCACTTTTTACCTGCTCAGTAAGAACCGCGATGGAAAGAAGCCAATCCATGAGATACGCAGGTTGCTCATCCACAACGCTAGGCGTCCAACCAAACCTGTCGGCACACAGGAAGTAGAACCATTCTTCGTCTGGATGAGTGAGTTCATATCTCTTTTCGTTCCCTTCCAACACCCACTTTAGGCGTTGGAGTTGTCGAAAGGGCTTTCTGGGTCAGCCTTGCTCTCTGCGGTTTCCGATAAAGCAGGAAAGAGGGCGCTCTGTGCTTTGGTGGCTTCGGCAGCCAACGCGTCATAGTCAGCCATTTCCATTTCGTCAATAGATTCGATTCTTACTGACGGGATAATTAAATCCAAAGTCCAATCTTCTACGATGATAGCGATAATGCCATCAACTAAAGACATGGCTTGGAGTACGCCTTCTTCTTTCGCGGCATTACGGAAAACCTTTTTACGGTCTTTGACGCGAAGTGTCTTAGGGTCACGGAGAGTTACTTCCGCACCCGAAGGTAGTGTGATTTTGCTAGTTGCCATTTATATTCCTTCCTTCGTTGCCTTCCGACTAAAAAGGTAGTAGGGGCGGCAGGGCAGGGAAGGCGACTGCCACACCTCAACGCCCCTACTACTACGGGACTAAAACTTACTGGTATGTGCCAGAAGTCTTAGCGTTCTTGAGTGTCCACTTGATAGGGGAGTATCCCGAAGAAGCACCCGCGTCAGTTGTGTTGCCGAGTGCGTTAAGGTCAATCGTCACTTGTACGAAATCCTTACTGCGCTCGATAACTGCTGCGGTGTATGCGCCCTTGGTGATATTTGCCATGAGTTGGACGGCGGTTGCACCAGTACCGTATGACCAGTTGATATTAACTGACGGTTGTGTGTTAGTGAGGAAGTTGGTGAGTTGTGCGTCATTTTCCATAACGAATGAAATCTTGCCAGTCACTTCTAGAGCGCCAAGGAAGATTTGATATGGGTTCTGAGTAGCAGCAATACCAAAGACAGGAGTGACGGTGCGCTTCATGTCTATATTGCCGTCTACCGCGTTAGATACCTGAGTACCCGCAATAGTGACAGTTGCTTGCCATGTCTGGATTGGTGTGACGGTTGAGAATGAAGGAGTTGGAGTTGAGGCGGTTGCTGAGTTCCAGCCTGTTCCCTTTGCGTCATAATCCAAAAGACCTTCTGCGGTGAACTTAAGTGAGAAGTCATGGACTTGGACACCCGCATACGCGCGTACCTGAGCAGCATAGAAATCTGTCAGAGTAAAAGCAGTTGGCTGAGCGTCAGCACCAGTAGCACTTGCGTTCTTGAGAGCAATAACGTGAGTGTATGGAGCAGATGCACCAGTAGTTGCGACATCGCCAAGCAAGCCAGCAAGGGTGTAGCCAATAGTGTCAGGAAAGACAGGTCCACCCCAGTCAAAGGTCGAATATCCGCGACCTTGGACATAGTTGTAGTTCTTGACGAGCGAACCACGCAAACCTTCGTCAAACAAAGGCATATAAATATCAACTGGCTTTAACTTAGACGCCAAGACAGGGATGAAGTCAGTTGGAGCAACTGGTGTTCCCTTTGTAGTTTCCTTAGCAATACCGAGGTAACTACGGTGTGTATTTTGTACGGACATTACTTCACCTCACTTGCGGTTGAGTCAGACGGGGCTGACGGAGTGGTATCAACCGCTGGTGCGGCAGACTTCTTTGCGGTAGCAGAGGATACCCCGAAAGCAGAAAAATCATCTGGGGCATCAAAACTGTCACCCTGTTTTACGGTGATTCCGAGCGTTGGAAATACGCGCTCATCTTCTCCGTTGTATTGGAACTTGCTCACGGGTTCTCCTTATGCTTGTATCATCTGGGTTACGGTAAATCTTACACTTGCCCACGTTTCCGTTGCACCGCCGTTTACGGTTGCGGGTTCGCCATAGGTAACGCTTATAGACGGTTCTGCCGCTTCCCAAATGATGGTGTTATCTGCGTATCCTAGCGTATGTCCGCCAGCGCGAAGTTGGGTCTTAATTGCTTCTATCAGGGTATCGAAAGATGTCATAGCGTCTACTGCGTCAGGTTCTAACGAATGGTGAAAGACTTGGAAATCCACATCGTAATCAGTTCTTTTCCAACCATTAGACGCACCGCCAACGGCAATACGGTTTTCACGCTCACCAGAAATAAAGACGACACCAGCAGCGCGAGATAGTTGTCCAGGTTGGCTATTGACTTGGAAGTTAATGCGCTTGGGAAAAGTCGTTAAGACTTGGTTTAATCCCGTGATACTGGCTTGCGAAATCCAAGAGGCAACGGCACTTCTGACTACGGAACGAGTCACTATCTAATCCTTCGGTAAGGCAAGAGAAGTTCTTGCGCGATAGCCAAATCCTCGCCAATATGCTGACCGCCAGCGACACTCTCGCTTGGATGACTAGAAACCATCATGGTCAAAGAGTTATCACCGCGAACTTTAAGAAAAGCAGTTGTTGCAAGAACGGCTGCTTGCTTGACGGCAGGTGGTAGAGCGGAAATAGCAATACCAGCAGAGTGAGTGTAAGCAAGTGCGCTTGTAAGTGGGACGGTTGTCGAACCAAAGGTATAAGTCGAAGCAACGGTGACATTTTCTGAGTTAGCACCGTCATAAATCTTGAGCATTTGACCTGCGTAGATTCCCGTTGCGTCTTGGACGGTGAGTGAAGTGGCGCTCGCGGTGGCGCTCGCTATTAAAGTATTCGCGTAACCATTGACATAAGTGTATTTAACGAATGTTTGGACACCAGCAGTCATAGGGAAACCGAATTGGAGTGGACCTTGAGATGAGTAGGTGGTGGAGAGGCTTGCGTAAGGAACGATGATTTGGTGGTCTTCTATCCATGCCACCGAAGGGTCGGAAACTGTCACCATCTGGTTAATGACATCTCCATACGAGAAAGCAGTAAGAGCAACGACAGGGTTATAGCGGGGATGAAGAACGATAGTGCCGTCAGCCTTAATGCGGGTGCGCTGGCTTTCTGTCTCGGTTGTCGCTGCTAGAACTTGGTTGCAGAAAGTGTCTATCCAAGAAGAAGCGCGAGAGATGACATTAGATAGTTCTGCGTCTTGGGCTGCTGCATTTCCGCCGACAACTAAGTTGTCTATATCTATGCCCGTTGGGGCGTTCTTAAACTCAGCAAGAGTCAGGTATGGGGTACTGAATTGGTGAGTAATACTGCTGACTCCTGTTGCCATTTATTCCCCGTCTCTTGGTAGTGCGCTGCTTTCGTGACCGCAACGACCACACTTTCTAAACCACCCATTAAATCCACATTCACTACATAAGAATCCAACTGAGTTATCAGTTGTCGGACCCATGAGTGACGCCTCAAAGAAACCTTCTGCCTTCATCTGTGCCGCGTGACGAGCGTTCTCTACATTATAGATTCCGCCTCGGTCAGGCTTGTAAAGAGTCTTGCTGGAGTTGGTTGTCATACCAACTTCTCTTACGCCTTTATCTGGTGCTACTAATCGTGCCATCTTTCCCCCCTAGTAAAAGAGGGAGAGAGCCATAAAGACTCCCCCCCTCAATTAGTTACCGATTACGCAGAAACGATACCTGATACTGCACCGTTCCAAGCAGGTGCGTAGCAGAAGAATGTTCCACGATAGTAGGTGCTGAACTCGTATGCGAACTGAGTTACAGGCCATTGGATACCCATGTAATCCTGAACGTTAATTGCCGCCCAAACATCAGAAACCTCTGTGTCAGGAATTGGCAAGGTGTAGGACAAGACAGGAGCAACGCCCTGTGGCAACCATGGGTGGACGGTCAAGTTGACCAACTTACCTGTGATTTCGTTGTGCAACGCACCGATAGTTGCGCCACCAACATAGTCACCAGTATCAGTCTGAGCAAGGTTGATACGGTAGTTAGCAGTTGAGCCGTTCTTGATAGCGTCTGACAACTGCTTGCGGTCTGCGCCATTGAGAAGAATCTCATCTGGGTCAGCCTTAACCGAGTTGTAGAGGCTTGCGAACACATTCTGGAACTCGACACCAGGGTTGCTGGTGCTGAAAGTTGTGTTGATTGCGTTGTTGTAACCTGAGTTAGCACCGAGAACGGTAGGCAAGATTCCGTCATAACCTGTTGCGAAAGCAGAGGTATCAGCAGAAATTGTGCTTGCGAGTGTTCCTGTGGTGTTAAAGACAAGGTTGTTACCAAGTGTGTTGGTAGAAGCAGCACCTTGGAGAGTTGCAGTTGTGCCAGTAAAGCGACCTACGAAGTGAGCATTAGAAGCACCAGTAGTTGTACCGACATAGACCTTGTAACCAAGAGCGCCTGTTACTGCACTAGCGGTAATGGTAATGACTTGTGAACCTGATGAGGTTGCTTGTGAGGCTACTGTCGAAAGGACAGACTCACCGAATGAACCAGCGTCAGAAGTTACATAGACATAGAAGGTTGTTGAGGCGGCGAGACCGACCTGTGAACCAGCGGCGTTAGCAGCAGCGAGAGTGACTGTTGGGGCAGCAAGTGCGCCTGAGTATCCGCTAGCAGTTCCGCGTGACATGAGCATCATGCGCTCTTCCATCAACATAGTTGCGTAGAGGGTAGAGGTAGATGACAACTGACGAAGGTCTTGGTATCCCAAACCTGAGAAGTTAGCGTCAAATGAAACGCTATCAGAGAGTGAGTATGAGTTGTAAGGCAAAACTAGGTCGTCTGCGGTGTAGGAAATCTTTGGACCACGCTCGTAGTTGATTTGACCAAAAGCGGTGTATGAAGTTTCGGTGATTCCAGGGAAGATATTTCCTTGTCCACCAGTTCCTGTACCTGTGTAACCTGTGATGCGCTTTACGCGGTGTGAAGTACCGACACCCTTCTTACGCACAATCTTGTTACGGAGAGGCGTTGGGCGTGGTGTGAGCAACTTAGCGGGTGCTTCGAGGTCGAAGGCTGCGAAAGAAGTTGAAAGTGGGGTTGTGAGAGTCAAATCCTTAACAATGTCAGCAGTTGCTTGACGTTGTACGGAAATGGCTTGGTTAAGAGCACCAAGTGCTTCTGGTGCGAGGGACTTGTTTACTGCGAGTGATTCCAAAGCCGATACTGGGTCAACGGCAGGAGCCTGACCTGGAACGGTTGATGGGTTAGAGAACGACTTGCTAAGTTCTCCAAGGTAGGAATCCATCGCCTTTGCTGACTTCTTGGCTGAATCAACATCGCCAAAGAGGTCAGTTGCGCGAGGCATTTGCGCCATCTTGTTTCCTTTCGTAAAGAGGGTTATTCGCCTTTAGCAGCCTTGATAGCAAAATCTTCTGCTAACTCGGCATAGCCTTTGGCAAGAATTGGGTCGGTTGTTACGGCAGCCTTCGCACGATACTGGTTAGCAAGAGTTTCCAACTCTGAGTTAGAACGCATTGCTTTTCCTGTGCGCTTAGGTCCACCTGATACTGCTTTAGCCTCTGCCGCTGCTAGTTCAGTTTCTAATGAGATAACCTTCTGCTCTACCGACTCTTTTTCGGATTTCAGAAGTGCGATTTCTTCTAGGACTGATTCTTTTGCACTCTTTACGGCTTTCTCAACTACGGCTTCAAGGTCGAAGTTGGGAAGGCTTACATCTGAGGATGGCTCAGAAGACTTAGGGGCTGAATCTGGGGTTACCATTTCAGCAGTTGTGACATCGGTGCGACCATGAGAGTCGGCTGGCACATGGCAACCGCACTCAAGGCACTTGTCTGTTGTTTCGGCTTCGGCTGACTTAGCACCCATGCACTTAGAGCATGGAGAGTTGTCGCAACCGCCTTGAGCAGCGCAAGAAGCGCAACCTTCGCAATCGCAATCGTCACCCTTAACTGTCTCTGGTTCAGCAGCAAGACCAAGTGCGTCATTTACCGCGTCAGCAATAGCGTCAGTTGGCATCATGCCAGCAACTTCGCCTTCCATGACTTCGCCCTTATAGAAGCGAAATAAGTGCTTGAGAGCGTCAAGCAAAGTTTCGATGTCATCGCGCTCGTCAGAACCTTCAGTCGCCATTTCTTGCGCTTCAGTTGAGATGAGAGTTGCGATAGCCGATACTGCTTGGTTGTAAGCAGCCTCATCATATTTAGACAAGTCGCCAGCGAGCGCCTTAATAGTTGCAGCAACGCTTGTCTTTTCTTGCTCAATCATTTCTTCCACTTGCACAACCTCTCCCCCATCTGACTTTGCCAGCATGAGTTTTGCGTTAGGGTTGGCAGGACGGTCTACCAACGATACTTCTACGATTTGACCGTCAATAATGCGACCGTTAGCAGCCTTGTTGTCACGGACAACGCGAGGTGCGCGGATACCGATAGAGAAGCCTTTGAGAACGCCTGCTTCTACCTTCTTGACTGATGTCGGGTCAACGACCAAAGCGGAGATGTAGTGACCGTCTGCTTTGGAATCCAATTCTTTTGCAACACCAGCAGCGATATTTGAGTGCTGCTCACGGATATTGCCGCCAGTCTTAAACCATTCTGGCATAGCCTTTTCTAACCAACCAGCGTCACAAATTTGGTTGTCGGAGTCAATAGAGTCATCTGTTGCCTTGCCATAGACAAGCATTGTGCCGTCATCTTGCTTTTCCTGCTTAATAATTGCAGCATACGAAGTTGTGAAATCCATTGTTTCTCCTTAGACCGAAGCGGTAACTATTACTAAACCTGCACCCGTACCTGCTGCTGAAACTGCATAAATCTGGTCACCAGCATTAAGCCAAAGTTGACGGCTTCCGCCAGAGGCAATCTTAATGCCTTGAGTTGCACCAGAAGTTGTAATACCAGCGTCACCAATCCAAATAGGTGCGGTGTCGAGGTTGTCTACATAAACAGGAACATTTTGTCGGTTGCCTGTGGGTACGGAGTAAACGACTTGACCCGTAGTGCCTACGGTGTTATTAGTATGAACTAAAGGCATTTTTATTCTCCTACTTTTATGTACCAGACAGGGGCGTTATCATATCCTAGCAGCCACATAGCAAAGAGTCGGTGGTGTCCGTCAATAATAACCGCCTGACCATCTATCTCTGCCACCAAAGCAAATGACCTGTAACGGGTAATGGCTTCACCCATGCTCTCAATATGCTCTTTCACATTCTTGCGGTTGCAGTAGGTATTAGTCGCCTTTAGGTCTTGGAAATGGACAAGAGCAATTTCTGCCTTATCCCAAGCGTTGGGGTCAATAGTGGGTTTCGGGACATTCTGCCAAGGTGACTCAACGTGCTTCTCTGTTTCACCACTCTGGTCGTCTTGGGGTGTCGGGTTGGGCAGGATTTCTAGGCGCGAGAAGGCGCGAGCCATTTCCAAAGGTCCAGGAACGCCCATCTTATTGAGAATGGAAGTAACTGACTTCTTAACTGGCGGAACATAATCAACTACTATGCTTGCTGAATCCATTAAAAATCTACTGCTCATTTTTTAATCACCAACACTCTCATTCTTTTTCCGTCATTAGATAGCACTTGGAAACGGGTTCCGCGTGGGAGTAACCATTCTCTTTCACCGCCACCAGCCTCAAGGTTTTGAAGCGGTTGCATTAGTCCATCAAGCATAATGCCTTTTGTACCTTTAGGATTAACTACTTCTACCACCATACTGCCTTCTCTCTGTGTTTCTACTCCATCTATAACACTACTGCCACTAAACCATAAAGTGTTAGATTCAGTAAGAGCAGTAGAACTGAAGCCTTCATCATGCCAAATAGTTCCAGGAGTCATCTCTCTTAGATTTAATCTATTTACTGTACCTCTTGGTATGCCTCTATAAGTAACGACATCCTCTGGCAAAGCAGGTGCTTTTTCCATAGCGCTATCTATAAACTTAGTACGCTCACGGGCTAGTGCTTTATCTTCTCTAACTTCATCTGGCGGTTTTATTCCTGCGTCATAATTGCCACGCAAAACTTGGTTGATAGAGATATAACCGTCACCTTTATATTTTCTAAGTGCTTCTATCTCATCTTTTGTTAGCACAGTATTGCCTTCCTCTTTATTAAAGCCTTTCTGGGCTTGGTAAAGTTGCAAATCAGTTAAATCTTTGACATTTGTTACTGGCTTTAGGTCACCATACTTGTCTAAAGCAACTGCCACATCGTAAGAAGTTGGCAAGTTGGCAGCAGCACCAGAGTCACCGCTATCCCCACCATCATCTATTGGGGTAAAGGAAGCGTCTAGCGCGTCACCACCGCCTGTATTTTGAGTGTCTACGACATAAGGGGCAAGGTCGCACATACAGTTTGGGTGAGCAGGTGGCTCAGAATCTCCGCTTGGGAAAGTAGCGTCAATCGGTATCGGACCCGCGTCTCTATTCTGCTGGCAATCCTCGCAACCTTCTGCCACTAACCATTCCACATACTCAACACCAAACGACTCATACATATCGCGGCTGGCAACGCAGGTAGCGCGGGCTGACTCGGTGACGGCAATCATATTGGCGCGAGCGGGGTCGGTAATGACATCTGAGATAAGCGAGGCAGTATCTTCTTTAGATAACCCTTGGTTGAGCGCGTCAGCCAACTTAGTGCCAAGACGGTCGTAGGAAGTCTGGTCAATAGAAGAAATAGTTGTCATGCGCGAATCTAAGATACTTTGTAATCCGCTTGGTGGGCTAAGGAGTGCGGCAGCAGCAGCGTTGCCAGCCTCCCATTCTTTCCAGTCAATTGCCATCGCCTGAGCAATATCTTTCGGGTTAGGCGCGTCTGCTTTCTTAAAACCAACAGCATAACCATATTGAGCAAGCGCGTTCTTTTCGCCTAATACCCACGCGTCAGCATAGAGAAAGCGCAAGGCGTTAAGGAGTGGCTTATGGTCGGGGCGAATATGAGTGCGCGCCCATGAGCGGGTTTCTGTCGGGGTTGTCTGACCGCCAGCAGGATGAGTCTCAAAGAAGTCAGAAGTTATCTTTTGGGCGTCATACATCTGCCCCATAGCCTTACGGATATTGTCAGCG